GCCCTTTCCTTTCTCCCTCTCCTTTGTGCTCCGTACTGAACACACAGCACCATGCTGACTCCTCTGGGATGGTTCCCCCTTAGTTGGGGCACTTACTTGAGATTAAGTCTCATAGCCATCCGGGGCCTTTCTTTCTTCCTCTTATTCCCTATCTATAGTTAAGCTGATGCCAGGAGTTCAACCTGGCCGTCTGCAGCCCGAAGGCACCAATTACATGGCCTAGGGCAGACGTCAGCGGCGCCAAGCGCTTTTCACCCGTTCGGGTTCTCACATGCCCCTCTCAGGCATGCATTCGGAGAAATCAATACTCGGTTAAAACTTTCGTTAACCCCCCTTGGTCCACTTGACCACTAACCGATGTCAACACGCCACCGCATGGCCCATCCATCCTCGCACGCCGGAAGTTTGAGCAGTCCAGGGCCGCTAACAGGCGGACACCCTTTCCTAGGGTGTAAAACCCTCTGCATCAACTCAGCGCCCACATGGGTGCGGTCTCCCCATAGAAGGCCGACCATTTTTGAATCCAAAAAACGCCCGCATTAAACGAGCGCCAATCTTCTTCTCTTTCTAGCTGCCGTTTTTTTTCAACAATAGCCCTAACGCGGTCGCAGATCGCACACTCTTTCTTAAAAAAGAAACCCTCATCATCAAGGCAGAGGGTTTCGTGTGTCAAATCATAACAATCCGCAATGCGTCTTGGAATCCAAACGGTCTTTAAACGGCCAACTTGAACAAGCCGCCTCATTGTTTTTCTGCGCCCCATAGAACAATATCGGGACATCCGCTCTTTTTTTAATCTCTTAAGTACCTCCCTTATTTTTTCCTTTTCTGGCTTTCGAAATTCCCCTCCATTCCAATGCTCTTCTACAACCGCCTCCGCCAACTCTCTATCTTTATGCACGCCAAACGGATCTTCAGCTTTAACAAGGTCCAGCCCCATCGGGGGCACTGGACGGAAGATCTTCCGGGCGCCATGACCACTCCTATAGACCTCATAAGACTCCACCTCACGGGTCAACCTTAGGTTGCCCAGGCTCGACACTCTAAACCCTAGGGAAAAGAGATTGAGCCCGGACTTCCTGATGAGCCCACGAAAGTGGATCGAGAGACAGTGGCAGAGCTGGCGGGTCTGATTTGACCGAGCGGAGGAGAAAGGTCGGAGGATGTCGTTCATTACAGTCCCCACATCCCGCGGGTCACGGATTGTGAGGCCAGCAGCCCTAACAAAGGGAATCAGACGAAAATTAGACGTAAAATATGTTGAATTCCCCGTCAAAAAACGTGAGGAAAAAGACGTCTTCTTCTCGTTCAACTGAAACCCTATGCGGGCTGCTTCTCTTTTGTAAATTTCCACCCATTTTTCCGATGCCTGAACGATGAGGTCATCACCGTTAATTAACTTTGGCATCTCCCCTTCACCAGCCAGCCGATCAACCCAACGAGCCGCAATAAAATTCTGAAGGCACAGAAGGGGGAACGAAACCAAGTTCCCCATCATCTGGCCGACAACAGGCTCAAGGGTACAGCTGGAAAACTGAATGAGAGGGCGAAGTGAACGACGAGCCTCCGAGAGGAGGGGAATCGCAGACGGGGAGGAAACCTGTGCAATGGCATCGAGGATCGCCTCGGATATTTCTATCCGGAGATTATCGGTAGCAGCAGTGAAATCCGCTGACAAGTACCTCCGACCGGGTTTAAACCCAGCTGAGACTAAAGACTTGTGGCGAAGATCACCGCGGAGCAACCAAGGATGCTTAGACAAACGATCATAGATCGCCGTATGCACAGGTTTCAAGAGAAGATAAGAGGGATGATTCTTGACGAGAGGACGAGGCTTTCCTGGAGCGTTCGCCACCATATAAACGGGCGAATGGACGATCTCAGGCTTCTCCAAACTTTTCATATAGTCCTCCCTACATCCCGACCAGGATGCGTAACTCCCCCCCTCCGACCGTGACTTTTCAGTCGTCGAAGAAAAGGGGGGAGTCACACGTCTGGCGTGGCACTCTATCTCACTCTTCCTAATGCCCTTTGGAAAAATTTCACGAACAACAGAATGAACAAATTCCAGGTAACCTCCAGGAAGGGGGTCC